TCATCTGGAACAGACCCGCGCTCCGGATAAGCGGGGTGTTTGGCACGTGCGTGACGGTGACAAGACACAGAAGGTGGTAGGGTGACGAGACAGTAACAACAGACTGCCACAAGAAAGAGTGCCCCGTAGAAGAGCGTCGGACTCGCGTAGCTGCTCAGAATCCTCAATCCGAAAAAGATGGCAGTTATTATGATAAAGAGAGTGGGTACCATTTCGTGTCTGTCTATCGGTTCGTTCGTTCGTTCGCGTGGATGCGGATTGTGTATTCTGACCGAATCAGATGTGTATATATATGTTGGTGTCGAATGAATCATTATAATCATTTTTTTTAATTATCATAAGGAGGTGTCTGTACCGATTAGATTGATTGCAACCGAAGTAAATCGCTGTATCTGCCGATATGCTTTTGGTTTATAAATATGTTCGGGACAGTCGTCTGTTTTGTTAGAATGCGTAGCGCTTCTTGCATTGTGTTGCCGTTTTCGATGCGATCGAGTTCGATACATTTAATATTCTTATCTGAGTAGTGCTTTTGGATCAGTGCTTTTGCTTGGGTACAGTGTGGGCAATATGTTTTTGAAAATATAACCACCGTATTGGTTCGTATCCATTCGCGAATCGTGTCACGGTGTTCATCTGCGATCCGACTCGTCTTTTTGATAGTTCGGTCGGGCGATTTACGTAATGAAGATTTCCGTGTGTGTTGTTGCTTATGCTTTGCGTTATTAATACTCGTTTTATTTGCGACTTTCGGGATGAACGCTTCTTTCAGAACGTTGGTGCTATATTGTACCTTTTCGTGCATAATCAGATATGCCGCAATGATTTCGGCCACGTTGTTTCGTCGGTCACCGTAACTGTTTAAAAAATGATACGCCAACACATTGTGCGAACCATTAATCGCAATGAGTTTTTTTAGAAACGGTGCGCGCGTGTATTTTTGGGGGTGCACCAAGGCATCCTTGAACAGGGTGTGCACCTTGGTATTGCGAGTTTGGATCGCTCCGAACGACACCGTGTTCAACGCTGAGCGTGTTTGCGAACGAAACAGTTTCAACTTGTCCAATACTACATACGATACAGCATGCCCGTCCAGTTGCAACGCCTGAATATCTTGATCGAGTCGTTCCAATTCCCTGGAGATTTTCTTCATTTTGTCTAACTTCGAAGCAGATATGCCGTCTTGAAACACTGCGCTAACCAGTTGTGCACTGCGCCACGAACTAAGGCACTTGTTTGTGCTGAACCAGATTGTGCGGGGCGCGCTCCACGGCGCTGTCGTATGAGATAGTGCCGGTGTGGTCGCGGTCGCGAACGTAAGTATACCCGCGATGCTGTGTAGTGTGGATTCGTCGGTTATGAGATCTGTTTTATCAATTATGCGTTTAAATCCTAAGTAGGCGGCAACCACTGACCCAATTGCAAGGAGGGCGACCCCCCCGTGATACACGGACGTGATCTTCTGCATCGAATCCTCCATCCATCTGAACACCTTTTTGAAAAAAGCGCCATATGCACCATGTTCCATACGATACGATTGCATCAAATCTTTCAACATAAGGTTAATGCGGAAGGCGCTGATCAACTGTCCGGTGGTCACATCCAAGAACAGCGATGCGTCGCACGCACACCCGGTGACCAGCATCAAGGCTTGGCGAAGCCTCGCATTATGGTTGCTACGCAATTCGCTGCTTGCGGCTTGTTTGCGTGTTTGATTCATTCCGCTGACGAGTACTTTGTTATGATGTGCCGCTTCGCTGAATTGCGAGAGCAACCACTGAGCAGACGGGTCCGGAGGCGCGACTTTGCGGGACGTCGACATTCGGTTATTACCTATTATTAATACTTTTTTTACGAAGATGCCTACGATACATTCTTTACATCTTTAACACTTTTTAAAAAGAGGAATCAAAATAAAAATGATTTGACAAACCCGAATCGGCACTGTATTCACAACTGGTTCGCTTTGCTATCAGCATACTATATGAATCACTCCCCGACTGACTCGCATCATCATAATACTCGTGGCAATGCGATCGTGACGAAAGGATGTGCAACTTCTGCAATGGGCACACCCCCAAAAACTCCCTCCAACAAAACTGTATCGAAAAAAACAGCATCGAAACCGGACACCCGTCCGAAAAACACACGGAAATCAAACTCGAAATCGAAATCTCGTCCGAAAAAAAAACACACTCTTCCAACAGAGAGAACGAATCATACAACACCGTTCTGGATAGACTGGTTGCAACGATTCTTCATACTCTTTAGCGTTTTCTGGTTGAAACAGAATATTCATCTTGCCTACCATCCAGTCTGCATTTTGATTAGCGGGTTGATACTGATGCTGTTGCGGTGTTTTGCCAAACCGACCAACTGAGTACTCACACACACGAATCAGATTAGGCAGTCCATCTATTTTTTATTTCATTTATCGGTGGGTTGGTTCTGTTTTACCCACTGTTCAATCTGTGCTTCGGACTCCAGGAACACGGTTGGTCGGACAGGTGTGTACATCTTGAAGAATATGGTCATACTTGTTTTGATCAGACTGCTGTCTGTCAAGAATATCGTGTACAGCACACACTGTTTCGTTTGTGCGGCATGCTCCCTGAACAACTTCGACCAGTCGACCACCCGATATATGGGCAACACACACATATCGTGCATATTGCAAATGATCGCGAACCGTTTCCCTTTCTGAAGATGGGCATCGTAATAACTCAACAGATATTTCTTGGTTTCTGCCCACTCTTCGTCGGTGGGTGTCTTGTGTTTCACCGTAATCCGTAACCGTTCGTTTTCATACTGAAACAACACAAAGGCATTCTCTTGCGTAATCATATGAGGATTTGTGTACACGGATGGTATTCACACACACAGATTTTGTTTCATCCGATGCAGACGAGTTTTGTGTATGTATGTATGTGTGTGTGCGAGTTTGTTGTGTATTATGTGTGTGCGAGTTTGTTGTGTATTATGTGTGTATCCGTTTCATTCGTCAGTCTGCACATCGGTCTCGTGTTGTTAGTTGGAGGCACAGTCACCACCTATCTCCATCCCACGACGACCGGTGTCCGGTTCGATCGTGCTTTGCAACCAAGGAGATACTTTCATTTGGGGGTTCGGTGGTTCGGACCGCAACTGGAGATTGGCATTGCGCAGCGTTTGCCCGACAGTATTAATGCCAATGTGATGCCCGGCCGTGAGCAAATTATCATCACCCAGATTACCTTGGCCACAGGGGTTGACTTGTGCCCACGTAGAGTTCGCATCACTCGGAAGCAATTCTTGTGGGGTGAGTTGGTCTTTGGGGAAGCAGTCTTTGGGAACAGACGCATTCGTGTTGCTAACATCGTTCCCCATAAGTGGTTGGGGTTGTTCGTTCTCGCCAAGTGGGGCGGATGCCACTGGTGCAACCTGGGCAACTTGTTCAGAAACATTCTGATGGTAGTCTGCCTCGTTTCCGGGTCGGTTGGGTTCGCTACTGTAATCGGTGTACGCTTCCTCGGAAGCAACCTTACCAGAAGGAGAGCACGTGCAAAAATACAACAGCGCCAGCGCAACGACCGCAACGACCAACAGTACAATAAGAGTTGTAGAATCAGATTTGGCCATTATATGTGTTTTTTTGTGTATACACTTATTTTAGTTATTTATATAGAAAATTTGTACGAGGCATATGATTGCCGAATCCTGCATATATTGCCTGCGTCTAATAAAAAAATGAATTTTACACATTTTGATTAACACGGCTGATGGAAAATATAACAAACCACGCACCACTCGCAAAAGTGTATGTTGCAAATGATTTAAATTTTCAAGATTACGGGGACACCATGTTGGAGTATATTTGCAAATATCGCATACCCCTCCGTTCAAAATACCCCAAACTCGTGATCGACTTGTTTACACCGTCTTGCCCGAAAACGTCTTACCTGCGACACAAGATTGCACCACATATGGGAGACGACGAACTCATTCGCCAACTAATACATAGCGTTCACATCCGGGCATCCGAAAGTGGATCACAACACCCCATTTCATTTGTAGATGAACGCTTATGGTCTATTTTGCACAACACCTTCCAAATACGTGCGAATCAACCACTACGGGAGAAACACGAAACCCAACCACTACGGGAGAAACACGAAACCCAACCACTACGGGAGAAACACGAAACCCAACAACTACGGGAGAAACACGAAAACAGTGTTTTGGAATTGGTAAATACGCAACAGCAACAGAACACATACTTTAATTACAACGATACTCACTTGAATATTCAACAATCACGACGAACCCGAAAACATCAGAGACCGACAGAGGCAACCGTTATGAAATATCATCGCCAGTTGTACATTTAAACAATTTGTATAATGTGTCCAACGTCCGAAGAAGGGCACACGTTCCGAGCGATGCTTATCATATCAAATGGCACGTGTAGTTGGATGACATACGTGTACACGCAAAAACAAAACCCCGACTGACCATCGTATTTGCTGTATCGGTTGTGATCATCAGGTTATTTCATCATATTATAATCGTACGCTACATATAAAAGGAGATGCTAACACCGTCCAGAATGATGCGCTCACCGCGCAATCGTGTGCATGATATGATACGTTCCATCCGGAGTGAACGACAAACGAGGAACGTGTCCGAACCGTTTTCGGATGCACGTCGTTCCGAACCGACGCCTGCGCGTTTTATTCAGAATGGAGGTGGGAGGGACAGTGTGAATGCGAAGAATACTGACACTGAATACCCCCTAGAGAAACACACTGATTCGTTCAACATATTCGTGATGGTTGTCCTCGTGGTGTTGTTCACGATTGTCTGCGTGTGTGCTGGGCAGTGGGTAGACAACGAACTGAACCAGTATCAGAAACGACACGCATCGACATCGTCGCCGGTTGCGTTGATTGCCATCCAAATGTTATTCAACGTTGCTATGCTGTGCGTACCCTATTGTGTGGCATGCACCTTCTACCCAGACAGTTTGGTGTGCCACTATTACCTGGTGGTGGCTGCTTTCTGGGTGGTGTCGCTGCACGCACAAACCCACTTGAAGGAACGGTTTCAAGCACTCTTCCCACCGGCAGATGCCGGACGCAGCAAAGAAGTGTCCAAACAGATATCCGATAATGCCATCATTGAAAGTCTAGTTCAAGATGCGATGACTACGCAGAAGAAGCAGAACGCGCACCCGCCACCGACGAACGTCGTGTACCCGCCTTACCACGCACCCGAACGCAACATCCAGTTGTCTACCCGCCAGGAGGCACACCACGGTCCGCAAGACATGCTGCGGGATCAAGGGCAAGGGGTGTACCAACCGATGTCAAATGAGCATTTTGAAACGCCTGTCCGATTCAACAGCCAAGATTTGCTACCAACCTCTCCAGTCTCCCACACACGTGCCACGAATATTGCCGACTTATTTTAGTGCCCACGTAGAATTATATTATAATTGTATAAACTGTGTTCTGATTTCATCTTGAAACAAATATATTTCCTCTATTTTTTTCAGAATATATTCTTCTTGTTCGGCTGTGTGCTGCATCGTTTTATAATCGATGTTAGTGAGTTGTGCTAAAAACTGTCCCACTTTCAGATCGACGGTAGCGTCGTACAGTATCGCATCCGTTTGTGAGAGATAGCGATACTCTACTATTTTGTGCTGGTATTTCTGGTGCAATACTGTGTAGTACGTGTCGATACAATCGGTGACCGTCTGCTTTGCGTCTTGAAAGACGTCTGCGACGTCGTCTTTTGCTTTTGCGTGCATACACCTCGTTTATAGTATCCATAAAGACATTAAAAACGCCGTCCCCACCCCATTCCCACCCCCAATCGATATATCATTCCCCCCTTCTACGAATTAGTATCGAATCGAATTCATAGAATCACAATTTGATTACGCATCCGGGTGCGAGTCGGGTTTTGCACGGTTCTCTTTTTGGTCTTTTCCAATGTCAACTTCGTCAACTGACGCTCCAACTCTTTGACAGACATCTTTTTAGATCTGTTCTCTTCTCGTTTTTTCATATAATGCAACCGAATCCGACGCAGTTCTTTTTTTGTTCGAAATCGGTTTTCCAGATCAGAGTGAAGTCTTTTTTTCAACACATCGCGCGTGTGCTTGATACGCGTGGTATAGTGTGCATCCAGCACGGTGTGTAACGCCTTGCCATATTCTTTTGCGTGTGTGTGTTTTTTCAGTTCGGTGTCTATTGTATGTTTGACTTTTTCATACACGGTCGTTACGATTGCATTACTATGAACACTCGAATACAATTTTAACTGGTGTTGTTTCACAAATGCAGACTGTGAGCGAAATGCGAATCTCTCGCCACCCAATTGGGTGTGCACCAATTCTTGGCAGAACGCAGTGAGTGCCACACCAGCGGGCAACACACACGTGTACACGTCGCACGCGTACGGGTGGTACATCTGCGCAGTGCACCCAATATGACTGTTTATCCGATTACTCGATACATACACCAATATGTATTTTATAAAACCATCTCGGACTTCCAGTTGATCCAACACCCGCCGATGTGTTGTTGTGCGCGACGTCTCTTTCATTTGTTCGATAAACACTTTAGCATCCTCGTGTAACGATTGTATTTTAGATTGCTTGAGCGGTAACACGAACAGATGGTGCACACTTCGTGGGAGCAGCTGTGCTCTGTGAATATACTGCGACTCACATAGCGTGTGAACCGGACGCCAGTAGTACAGTATATTCTCTTTCACAACTTGTGGCAAGTCGGTCGCAACTGACTGAATCTTACAAAACGAGAATGTATCCGAGTTGTTCAAGGCCGCTCTTTCGTCGGGACGAAAGGTTTGTATTGGCAACGCAATGTTTTGTAATTGGAATGACACGACATTCGCATACACTTCTGTAAGGTGGGTTTTGTTGTATTTCGCAATTTCTGTATACGTAATGTTGGTGTGAACCCACATACTCTTCCAGTCATTGAAGCACCGTTCCCACCCGCTAACCTGATCGTGTATGTCATAAAGCGTACCCCGAATCACACCCGAATCTATTTTATCAGCAACGTAATCGATTTTGTGGATACGCTGACTCCACGACGTTTGTTTCGATATAATACGTAGGGCACAGCAATCGATGAGAGTCTTTGATAATGTTGTGGATGTCGTCTTTCCAGACGGGAGCGGAACAATTATAATCGTATACACTCGCTGGGTGACAGAGTCATATTGTTGAGCAATTGTCCATTTTCCGTATTGGTCAGATACTTCGGAGTAGTTTGAGAACGGAACATAATCTGTGTATTTTGATAAATAACGCGCAAATGGATACGCTACTAAAGAAGCACCCGCACCAACACCAACACCGACTGCCGCCATCGCCCGCATCGTGGACAATGGTTTCATCGTGTTGGATGATGGTCGGTGATGTCTTCGGTGCGACGAAGCCGTGTTTGCATTTGCAAACACGCGCAGCATCGAGGACACGGCAGACATCGCACCCATCGCGACACCTGTACCCGCCAGCATTTTGAGCATCGGGGACGAGGGGACGTACGTGAGGTACGCCCGTTTCCCGAACAACCCATCCATTGTGTTGTTGCACGTGTACACCAGAGGCGCTCCTTTAAAATGTATCGCATTTGTAACATAATCGGTTTCGGTGTGGGTGGTGTGACTGGCTAAGATCTCATTCAGCGAACAGTGAATCCGGCAGTGGACTCTGGTGGTTGTCAATACATTCAGGCTGGGCAGTAACGATGCGCTGAGATGCATTTGTTTGAGCAACGCTTCATCTATGAACACTTTTGACATTCGTACTTATTAATAGTTAGAGTTATAATTAAATGGTCACTAATTATTTGTGATAACAGTTGCCAATAATCTAACCATACATACACGACATACGTTATTTGTGGTACACCATGTTTTATACATCAATACTATCGTACCCAACCCACGTAAACACAATACACATTCTACACTTTCGGTCGGAACAGAGACTATATATAGTTGAATACATTTACAAACGATAACTACCAAGACCACTACCCAAGTATACCCCCCCCCCCCAACAATACAAAAACAATCATCGTCGTGCACAAGACCTCCTACTCAACGTTTGGGGAGGTGTCGTGTCCGAAGGTTTGCTCGATAAAGAGGATGCTGCCCGTGCGAGGGAGGATTCTATGGTGCGTCAATTTAGACTACCCATCCCCGGAAGGATGACATTTGACTCTGACGCTGACTCTGACTCTGACGCTTACTTATCAAATCGGATGTGTGAATTCGTCGCTCAACAAGGGCGCGCGTTCGAGGCTCTGAACGAACTGTATGCACACCACGATCTCCACTGTACCGACTGCGAATGTACATGTGGGTTATTCACACACCAGGCAACGTAACAAAGGCGGACCGTGTACCTGGGTTCTTTCCATATTAGTTTTGTGTATAACACCGTACTCAACTTTCCAAAACAGAGAGTGCCTCTTTGAGGGTTGGTTCACGAAAGCAAATTTCTTCAATTTCGGCAGGACTCCATTTTTTATGGAATCGGGGGTCGTCCGTTTTGATTCCATCCAGAAGGTGGAATTCACTCTGGTGTGTATCGTATACCGAGCAAACAATCCTCTTTAGCGAAGCGGTTGTGGCTTTATCCAATTTGAGTTTTATATCAATTCGACCCGGACGAGTGAGTGCTTTGTGAAGATGGTCAATTCGGTTTGCTGTTAAAAAGGTAATAATTCCATTCTGTTCCAACAGTCCGTCCATCACATTTAAAATATCTCCTAGGGACAGAGGTGGTTTTTTTTCTGACGACTGCCTAAACTGTTCCATTTTTGAAGGTTTTGAATGCGTGCTTGCCTGAACTGCGAGCAGCGAACGAGTTAAGTCTTCACTCGTCAGTGCGTAATCGGTGTCCATTTTGGTGGATGTCTGTTTAGTATCGGTTTCATCTTTGCAATCTTTTACGATATCTCCCATTTTATCAAATTCTTCAAACACATAAATACAATCTTGTGGTCGTACCGTTTTTAATCCGACTTGTATCCCGTGAAAAATTTCCATTAACATTTGACGATTTTTCACACGTGGAAGGGGAATCTCTTTGATGTGCCTGCGAGTTGCATTCGCAACCGCTTTGATGAGACTGGTCTTGCCGCACCCAGGTGGTCCATACAAGAGAATTGTAATTTTATATGGCATCCCTCGTTGAATATACCAATCGGGTCTTTGAATAAAGTGGTTGATGCGGTGTTCAACCGTTTTCGCGTGTTCTGAAATAACGTGCTTGTATTTTTTGGTAGATACCCAATCATATTTTTCGTAGCACAAATGCCCGTCGTCGTCATCGTCTTGCTTGTCAAACAAATAATAGAACAATTTGTTTTCATCTCGTTTAATCCGTCTTTCTTGAAACGGTTTTCGGATACGATTTTCAACAAAGGAATCTAATTCCTGCGTTGTCAATGAATTGGATGAAAGCGTAATAATATGTTCCGTATATTCGTTTCGTCCGTGAATCAGTTCGTCGTCATCTTTCGATTTGTTCCCCGATTGGTTGGTTTCATGTCTAACGTATATGTCATATTCTTGATGTTTGATAGCATCGGATTGTCCCAGGATGAGAATACTTTTATTAAATGCTCGCTTCGTATCATTCTCTGTGTCTTGTAATGAACCGATCATGGTTGTCATTGTCCGTGGTAATTGTATTTCGGAAAGCGTGTTGACATTTGTGAACTCTTTGTTTTTTATCCCAGCAACAACCCAGTCTTTCAGTGCAACAAAGGTTTCGCTAAAATGCTCATTATACCGATTTGTATACACACGTCCTTGATACCGAATTGCATATTTTTCTTGAAAGAATTGTTTCAGCATTCGTTTGCCTTTTGCGACGAACATATCTTTACAAAGTAATATATACATCACGATTGAAGCGAGCAACATACTCATTGCGGTGTCCACAAGAATGTTACCGGTTCGCATATGCATCATTAAATTGGTTGACATTAAGTACATTTGTGGCGTTACCGAATCCATTCGTTGAAAGGAACTATTTGGAATAACACCCTCACACTGTTTATTGGTCGTGTTTATGACATCGGTCGGGGTTGCATTTTCATTTGTTATTATTTGGTAATAATAACAAATGAATTACGAATTGTAAATTGTTTTTACATCAGATATATAATACAAATACATATAAAAATACAAATCTACCACATTTGGTATACGTTGACGTTGTATACTATGATCACGCCTACTAAACCTCGTCCGAAAAGACCACCCACCCCAAGATACCCACCGAAGCGTCCGACGCAATCTAACCCACAAACAGAGACCATACACTCGGGTGCAGTTTCGCCGGTGGAATCACCTGATGACGTGGTTGCGACGGTCGAACGTCCGTGTTTGGTATTGCCTACAGAGAAATACGTTCGTATAGCGTTTTGTGGCAAGTTGTGCAGTGGCAAAACGACGCTTGCACAACACATACAAACCCTGTGTAAAACACACCATCAGATTGACGTCCAACGTGTTGCTTTTGGGGATGGTGTCAAATCGGTTGCGAAGGAATACTTCCAGATGCAAGAGAAAGACAAAGACCGTGTGTTACTCACCCAGATTGGCACGGCAATGCGTGCAATCGATAATGACGTGTGGGTACATTATGTTCGGAACCACATTACCCAGTCAAGTCAGCAACACTGGGTCGTCGATGACGTGCGGTACGAGAACGAATACGATATGCTAAAAGAGTTGGGATTCCGTGTGATTCGTCTGGATATATCTAGAGACGAACAACTCCAACGCATTCAAGCACTGTATCCAGATACGAGTGACGCACATTCCCAAGCAAACACGCATTCATCCGAGCAGGATATGGTACATCGGGAGCATTTCTATTTTGACGAAGTTCTTTCGACCACCGACACTCACCAGCGTATCCAACACTGGTTAGAAAGACATTATAAAAATGTGTGTGATTGAGTGGGTCAGCATTTGTTACCCAGTAGCGTATGGTAAATCAAGAAGAATGTTAAATAAAAGATGGGGAAAAAGAAAGCGACGGTCACGGCAAGTGCTTGGGATGCCCCGATTCCACAGTTGTAGGACAAATACAGTGCCCACGCCCAAAGCACCAGCGGCAGCAGAATAAACACGATGACCCACACAAAGATCACAAATGCGCCGGCAAATCCGCGCTGCGCTTGCAAGAAGGCAGCCGCTTTCGTAAGATGACCACGGGGTGCGATGCCCGTGTCAGACGCAAATGTTTCGGGTGTTATGAGTTGGGTTACAGCAGTCGCAAATTCCATTCTTATGTATGTTTGAGAGTGTTCTAGAATCTAGTACAATCACGCAACCATTTTTATTTCATCCAATCACGCTCACATTATTCTGGTAAAAAACTGAAAAATGTATGCATCCCAAAAAATAAATATTCATATATAATAACGTACTGCTTTTTGATTCCGGTTGATATGAAAAACACTCTCAAACGAAATTCTGCCCGCACTCGTAACAGACGATCCAAGCAACCAGCCACACCGACACAAAGGGGTGGGTGGCATCGGCAGAACCACCCGACCTCGACCCCCACCTCGCTGAAAGCCGCGACGGCAACTCGCTGGTTTCGCAACACATTCTTACCGTTCCTCACAAACGAATGTGTGCACAGTGCGCACCAACCCGACGAGATTATTCACCACATGCAAACGTTTTGGAACGCGCATACTCGTGCGCACAACCTAACTCCCACCGATGCCAAACGGTTGCTACGAGAATACGCTAGTTGCAACAATGACAACACCGAATACAAAGTATACCGGTACAACACGCCGTCGCGCTGGTCTGCGCCTCGCAGCGAAGCACCGCTCGTCGGTGGCGGAGCGCAGACCGGTCAGTCGATGGGGTGTGCGCTGAGCACAAATTACACACCGCACAACTACGATGCCTACGATAAGTGGCGTGGCAACGCGGGCGGTTCGATCCCGACGGGTGCGACCATTCCCCAGAATCCCTTTCAGCGCATTTCCAACTGGTTCAGTGGCCACACCACCGTGTTCAACCCGGGCACACAGAACCCGACGGTGCAAAATCAAGTCCACTACATGAGTCGCGCGCCCGCCCAACCCATCAAAATTGGGTCGTTGCAAAATCCAGCAAATGTGAATATGTACGAAGGGATGCCGACAAACAGAGGCATCGTTATGCCGGGTGTCATCCGAAGCAACAAAATGGTCCAGGTGTTTCCAGACACGAAAGGGTTCACACCACCGCACCACCACCAATACAAATCCACACCGATGGCCCGCGCAGGCAAGCGTCGACGGGCATACACGCGTAGCAGGCGTGCGCGTCGGTAGACGGTGGTCGGGCGTTCAAAAGCCTCGTTTTTGCGACTCTGATGGTTCACATTGCTTTATGATTCGTGCATTTAATTGTGTCTGTTCTGCTGGTATATGGATGGTTTGCATATACCGCTTACGGTTCGTTTTGGAATTAAAAGCAGACGTAGAGTACTCGATGATTAAATTGTGAATCGGTGCGTTGGGTCTAGACCGCGGGGGGAAATGGAGACGTATCGTGGTATTGAACCCGTGGTTGGTGAACTTTGCGGGCACGTTCTGCACCCCGTGCCACTGACGAGCGTCTTGTGGCAGGCGGAATTGGATAACGGGTGGGGTATCTGTTATCAACTTTTGGAATGTATACATATCTGGTAACAAATTGCACAGTAAGTTATGCAACGCATGGCGTAAAATACTAACCTGCAGTCCGCGGTGTGTGGTCAGTATATGGCACACTGAACCGATTGTCAGAGTGATGATGACTTGCACACACGTTTGCCACCGCGTGAAAAACAGTTGCTCATTTTTCCCAGAGTGGTTCGCAACATGAACCAATGCAAACCACAAGGACAAGAACAAGGTTGATGCCCATTGTGCGAGTTGATTCGAATAGGCAACGTCGTGGTCACTCATCATATCTTCAAACGTGGACGACGCTCGCTGTCGTAGTGGTTGGTGTGTGTGGTTCGAATTCGCATTCTTCTGATTCTTCTTGCGTGTGGACACATGGGGTATCGATGTGCGAATTGCGTTTTGGGTAGGAGGTGGGTACACATTGAGTATCTTGTCGACAGTTTGTTTCATTCTCCCGCGAAAAATACATTCTTCTAAAATCGGTGCGAGGACAACTTGACCACACAACTCCATATTGACGGATATACCCGTGAGTGCCCGCATCGCAGGAGCATACAGAAGTTCCACAAAGTTGTAGATATGTGCTATGGGTTTTAGTTGAAAGTTGAGAAATGGCATAATGGAACGAGTCCAACTTATCAGCGACACACTGCCCAACACACTCTCGATAATGGGGAGTGCCGTATACAACACAATCGGCATCAACCCGGAAAGAATATAATAATCTCGTATGGATTGAATGACTAACTGTTTCATATAAAGTATGCCCGAACGTCCCGCAGACGAACCACCGTTT